AAAGATAAATAGGATCCAGGAACCGTCTCCTGTACATAACACGGTACAACTTGACCCATATCACAAGGTATAAGCTCAGAATGGCTCAAATTGAATTTCCGTTTGCGGGGATTCAATCCACGCACAGTAGAAAAGATACTCATAATTTTTACTAAGTTTAAAATGTTGATTGTTTTTTAATTCGCTTACGTAAGAGACTTTCTCGGCTTGCATCAGCGTCTTTGCGAAGCTCAGAGTAACTCCAAAAATCGTCAGAGTGGTAAACTCTTTGAAAAGTGGCAAAATCGTCTTCACAAGACTTTTGAAGTTTTGCAAAAAACTCAGCTCTTGCCAATTCTTTGTCATCCTCTGACAAACTTGCCTTAATTCTGTCACGCCATAAACGTGGCAAAGGGCCTCTTTGTCCTCCACGCAGATATACTGACCGGGAAAGCTGGTCGGCGCTAAAAGAAACATGATTTGTTAATTCAACTTCTCCCAGGGCAGGATGGCGACTCATAAGAGTAAACGTATCTTTAACACCCAATGGGTAATCAGTTAACTTCATACAATACTTTGTACAATAAGCAATACTTGCATCGGTTACTTCTCCAAATTGAACATGACCTAAGCCCCAGGCTTGAGTTATATTATCATACAACTTTTTGTCATGATCAATATCGTTGAAAAACATTATAGCATGGTAATGTGGACGGTGTGTTTTATCTCCATATTCTGATATCAGAAAATAACGACACTTTTTGTCTCCAATACGCTTTCTAAGTCGCTTAAGGAATAACTGACAATCACGCTTACTAAAGGTTTGCTTTTGATAAATAACACCTGTTTCTTCAGAATAAAAATTTACAATAGGCAAATTTTCATCCGAATAAGTAAGAGTGACGAAAAGAGCAAATTTACTTGCTAGCAACTCGGCTTTTAAGCGTATGACCCATTCTGCTCGTTTCGTGGCCAAACAGGCCATACACTTTCCGCACGGGACGGGGTCGGGTTGCTCCTTTACATAGAAAGGGTGTAAACAATTCATGATTAAAGCAGATATCCACCACGGCTAACACGACGGCGATGAATACGACGAGCACGACGACGGCCAAAACGAGAACGATAACGTTTCATAATTTAAAATTTTAAAGGTTAAACATATAGGGGGTACGTTGTACCTTCCAATTTCTATTTTGATTGAAATAATGAGTAGCAGAGCCACCACCGACAATCTTACCAAAAGGAATAGCATTCAGGACGGTTTTAGCAGCACCGTTAACCATATTAAAAATACGGTCAGTTTTAAACCAAGAATTTATAAGATTTTGATAAGCCATTTTACCAGCTGTCAAAGCACTCTGATTTTTACGAAATCCGAGATCAGTCTCAAGCTGATTTTTATGATACGGCATCAAACTAGCACTCAAGTTATATCGTGGATGATCCCAATCTTTTGCCGCATCAGAACCTTTGAAAGGATTATGCAACAAATCAACAGAATCTAACTTCTTACCAAAAAGGGAGCGAGCAAATAATTTACTCTCTAAATCCAACAAATTCAAAGCTTTTGAAGCGTTATCAATGCGCTTACCGTTAAGTTCTTCCTGAAATCCAGCAGTTCGCATAATATCACCGAAAATACTGCCTAAGCCATCAAACATGCCACGAAAATCAACACCATCACGATGATAAGATCCTGTGACCTGTTCCGGTGGTCGTGGTGAATTACCTGTACTTACTGAACCATATGCCAAATTGGGATTTAAACCTGCATCTATCAACCTTTGAAGTTGATTTTTTGGCGAGTTATACTCATTATTCATATTCCACATATCAATGTTATACTTATTTTGCAATTCAGCAAGATACTTGGAATAGTAATAATTTTCATTAGCAATACGGGAATTGTATTGTCCCTGAAGAATGGCACTAGTGACATTTCCCATTGCTCCAAATACACCGTCAAGTCCGTACATATTTTTTTTCTTTGGTGTCAATTAGCACGTATATATCAAGTAAAGGACGTGCTAATTGATTTTGGGTTGAACAACTAAAGAGAGTATGTAATTTTGAGCTTCATCGGACATGCTCTCAAATTCTCTTTGGGCTACATTGTGCAATACAATGTAATTATTGACCTTAACCTGGTCTTCGCTCTTAAGCGTTAAAAACGCATCTTTTTTTACTACTTTTTTTTCCATAACCGATTTTTTTTTATTAGTCTCTTCGGGCTCGGCCGAAGAGGGGACATTTGCAGGGCAATATAAACTATGAGGGGTTTTTAGCTCAGGCAAATGTATATTAAAAATTTATTGGGCAGGGGTAGGGCTGGGCTCTGGGGCTTTCTCGCTCACTTGCTCTTTCGTCTGCTTCTTCGCTCGTTCTTGTCGCTGACGCTCCGCGAACTCTCTCTTTGCATACTGATGAGCTGCGTTTGCAGCTTCGAAATCTACGATATCATCGTATATCTCTGGTATGCCTTCAGGATCATACTTTTCTTCGAGATCATCTATGCGGTCTTGTGTAGGATCAGAGATATGCATAGCGATATTTAGACGTTGACCATTAGTCAGTCGCTCAAGCAATTCCGAAATTGAATAATCTTGACCAGGTATGGCCGAAGATTTGCGATAATGTACCTGATTTTGGGGTACTTGATAGATTTTTGCTAAATTTATTTGCATAATTCGAATAATTTATGTACCTTTGCGGCATAATTATACATTTTACGAACTCTAATTGCGATAATGTTAAATTACTGATTTTCATACACTTGTGAACATGTATCACATTTGTTAACCGTCAGTTTTTCAATACTAATTTCACAACCTTTTCCACGTTCACACTTAGCAACTAGACCTGTCAACGAACAACCGATCAGAAAAGCAGCACCTACGAAAAACACTGCAAAGATAATACTTTTTTTCATAACTTCCAAATTTTTTTAATTTTTTTTTAGTAGGGTGGGGCATTTTACCCCACCCTTACGATTAATTTAACAACATAGGAGTACCAAATTTAGACATCGGAGCTTTATAAAGTACCGTAAAGTGTAACCAAACAAGGCAGCTAGAAATATCTATATTTACACCTACAGAAGGTGAGATACTTTGAACAGCAAAAATACGTCTCACCTCAGCATTTTGAGTATAAATAAACTCCGGCGAAAGTGTAGGTCTTTCGCTGAAGATACGCGCAAGATGCCAGAAGTTAAGGGTATTCATGAACATGCCATGCACTCTATCAGGAGCAAACTTGTACTCAGCATAACGAGGAGTATAGCCGAAAGTATCATTGTCATGACCATCACCAGCATAATACAACTCAGATGATTTGATAGCTTGTTCTCCCAGGTGCTCCATAGAAGGATTAAAGAAATCAAAACGATCATTCAACTTAGTAAGCATACGATCGAGTCCCTGGTTGCCCATCATTTGCTTTGGTTGTATAAATAATAAACCAAGGACAATACCTTCTTCCTCGCAACTTAATTTAAAGCCAGCAAAATTACCAGCACCACCAAAACCTTTACCTGCAAGGTTACCTTGCGGGGTGGTAGCACCCTCTACGGCAGAGTTAGCCGTTGCGGAGGTTTGCTCAACCTCAGAAATATTGATCGGCAATTTACCACCGCCAAGCCATTGAGGTTGCTGTAAAGACTTATCAGAAAGTACAACACCGAAGAATCCCAAATAATACTCACGAACACGAGTACCAAAACGAGCCATACGCTCCTTGAGTACCTGTAGAGCATTAGCAATACGCAATTCATTAATTGTGATTGCACTAGCTTCAGACATATCAACAGTGCCAGCTATAGAACCACCAACACCTTGCAGCTCTCCACGAATAAAATTAATAGGATCATAAGATCCCTCAGTTTGAACGACACCAGTATTAGAATCATCAAAACTTACATTCATATTCTGAGGAATAGCGGACGCAGACTCAATACCAGCTGTTAAATTACCATTTTCAGGTGCAGCAAGTTGAGCCAACTGATTTGGTATAGTTACTGGAGCTGTACCAGTTACAGGAAGAGTTACAGGCGAACCAATCTGCACATAGGGTAGAGCAGACGTAAAGTAATTTTTTTGCCAAGCATGCGGCCAACACATGTTAGCATTTAAAGAACGAAGCTCTTCTAAGACTTCTACAACAAGATTTGAGACGTTGCCCGTAAGATCCGGATTGATCAAAGCTTCAATACTAGCTAGCGTAGTCTCAAAACCGGACTGAATATTTTCGTTAAGATACCAAAGTTTAATCAAATGCAAATACATCTGAATACGCCTAACAGAAATATGATCAGTCATATTACCTGCATTAACATTATTATCAGCCCAATTGGGTATTGGATAGCCTAAAAAGTCTAAAAGACTACCCGTAAAGGCATAAGCATCTGCAGAGTTTTTACCATCACTTAAATCGCAATAGCGAATATAAGGAGGGTTGTAAAAAGATGAAATAGGATGATCAGCATCAACAGAACGATCAAACTCGCCAGCAATAAAACGGGCAAATTTACTGTCTAAAAGACGATACGGCATATACCAAAAATGAACATATAGATTAACATTATGGTATATAGGCGATAAAAGAGCCATAAAACGATGAATACAAGCAGCATTCAAAGATAAATAGGATCCAGGAACCGTCTCCTGTACATAACACGGTACAACTTGACCCATATCACAAGGTATAAGCTCAGAATGGCTCAAATTGAATTTCCGTTTGCGGGGATTCAATCCACGCACAG